CGTTGAGTGGCTCTAATACTCGACAGCGTGCAGTACCGGGGGACGGTTTTCGACCGCACCACATGGTCCGCGCCGCCCTTTGAATCGCACCCCAGCGTCATCTTTGGCTGGGTGGAGGAGCAGATTCAGGAAGGCGAAGGCTTTCTGGAGGGCCAGCAATGCTACAAGGACTACAACGCCAATCTGCGCGTCTTCAACGCCGTTGTCCAGAAAGATAGCGCCAAATCCAAGCTGGTCACCAACGAGCTTAAGTACGACATCCGCAAGTTCTGCGAGACGCTGGCGCAGGTAAGAGAGATCGCCGGATACGGCTCCGATACCCCCGGATTTAAAAAGATCGCCGACATGCTCACGAAGGTGTCGAAGGCCGTCTACCACGAGTCCGACTTTCCCTTCCAAATCCTCAAGGTTCTCCAGTACGCCAGCGTGATGGGCATCGGATACCTGTGGCCGAGAGTGCGGGCCGATGAGTATGGGTACGGCGAAAGAAAGATGGAATTCGATGCGCTGGGCCTGCTGGACGTGGTCCCGGTGCAGATACCGCCGCGCACCAATAACGTTCAGGACGCCTACGCCGTCACCGTGTACGACTACATGCCGATTGCGGAAGCGTGTTCAAGGTTCCCGCTCTTCCAAGGCGATATACAGACGGTCGGCCCGCGTAATTACATCACGCGCATGCAGGCCCGCCGCATCGACTTCGCGGAGCGCACCCGGTACGGAGCGCAGGGCAGGAGCTTCGGCGATCTCTACGCCGAAATTCGCTGGACGTTCGTCCGCGACACCCGCATCAACACCACTGGCTACGAGTTGCCGATGGGCGACATGGGGACCACTTGGTTCCACAAGGTTCCCTACGTCGGGCAGGAGATCGTAAGCGACGTGGTGAATGGTCAGGGATTGAACCGCATAGCCACCCCGGAAGACTGCCGAGTCTATCCCAACCTCCGGCTGGTCATCACGTCGTCCGGCATGGGCAAGCCCATGTACGACGGCCCCGCGTTTGACTGGGACACAAAGATTCCGACCATTCAATACACCGTGGACGACTGGGCGTGGGAGCCACTGGGCCGCTCGCTGGTGGGCGACGTTGCCTCTATCGAGGTCACCACCCGGAAGATCGAACGCAAGATGGACGCGGTGATCACGGTGACGCTCAATCCGCCGCTGGGTTACAACATGACGGAAACCGGTGGCCCAAAGATTGAGCACTTCGACATCTTCGAAGAAGACGTTCGCGTCGGCGTGGATGGCAAGCCGCGAGATACGCTGCAATCCGTGCTGCCGGACACGGTGCGCGTCGAGAGTGAACATTTTAATTTCCTCAAGTACCTCAAGGAAGCCAAGCAGGCCCAGCTTGGCCTGACCGATCTCGGCAACCTTCAGAACATGAAGATGAACATCGCCAACGACACCGCCGATAAGATGCTGGAGTCGATTGGCCCAATAGCCAAAGGCATTGCGGCTCGCATCGAGAGAAGCAACAAGGCGGTCGGCCAGCGCATGAAATTCCTGATCCTCCAGTGGTTCGATGTGCGCAGGATTATGGAATACATAGGGCCAGACAGCATCGCTCCGGAGATTTTCGATTACAACCCGGACGAACTGGTTCCCAGCCATCTGCCCAACGAAATGGTGAACGGGAATTTCCCGAATGCAGGTTCGGTCTACTCACGGCTGGAGCGGGCGCGGTGGTTCGCCCGCAATATCCGGCTTATCTCTGTGCCCAGCACACTGCTGAAGATTACCCAGATGCAGCGCCAGTTGATGATGCTGCAACTGAAGCGCGGTGGCGCACCGATCTCGTGGCTGACAGTGTTCAAAAACATGGACATCACCAATCCCGAAAAAGAGATCGAGGACAGCTTCAAAGAAGACGCCAAGCTGCAAGAGATGAAGATCATGGCGCAGATCGCCATCATGGCCAAGCTGAAGGAGATGGGGATCGACCCGCAGGCGCTGATGGGCGGCGATCAAGGCGGTGGCGGCGGTAAGGGTGGCGGTAAAGGTGGCGGCGGCGGGCAGGGTAAGGGCGGCGGAAGACCGGCCTCTGCGCAGAAAGCGCCGCGTCTCGGTACGAAGGGCGGGGCTGGTGGCGAGCCGCGCACGGTCGTGAAGGAATCGTAAAACCTGTGGTGGAGCTTCCGGGATGGAGCAAGGGATGCCAGTATCAATCAAGACACAGCACGACTATTTACTGACAGAGGTCAGTATTGATTTACCCTGCGATTTAAATTCTCTGGACTACCTGATGAAGGCGGTGCGGGGCACCGGCAAGATTGTTGCGGTGTACAGCGAAGGCGGATTGCTGGGGGTTAACATCGAGCAGAAGACAAAACTGCGTGGCGTAGCCGCCGACAAGGTGCGCGAAATTGCCGGTGTCGCGGACAGGGAACTGAACGGACACGAGAGTAAGGCCACCTTGCGGTAGTTATCATGCGCCTAACATGCGCCTATCTTCCATACTTAAATATTCTGCAAAATAAATTCTTGACGACAAGGAAGAATTAGGCTTAGTTTCTTAGAAGATATTTGAGATGCAGGCTCCCCAGTCGGTACTGGGACTAAGTCATGGCTCTGGCGAAACGCTAGGGCCATTTTCATTTTGACCTAGCCCCCACCTAAAAGGAGACTGTCATGGCAAAACGTCGGAAGCACTCCGCTGGTGCCCATCTCAAGAAAGCCAGCCACAAACGCCGCCGCAAGGGCGGACGGAAGTCGTCCATCAAGGCGTAAGTAGCCAACCGCGAGGTTATCAATGGCTACACCGCCCATGCCGCAACCCGATTCAGGACAAGGAGCCGCTCCCCCACAGGGCGGCGGCTCCCCTCCTCCTCCCGATCAAAACGGTCAGCAACCTGATCAGGGTGGCCAATCCTCATTCCAAGCCCCCGCCAACCCAATTCAAGTCTTACTCGCCAAGTGGTCGAAGGTAGCCGAACAGATGGCTTCTGCCGATCCACGTCTGGCGGCGGGTGCGCAGAAGGTGAGCGAGGGCATTCGGGACATGCAGCAAGCCATGATCATGCCGCAACAGCCCACGCCCATGGGGCAACAACCAAAGTAACTCAGCCTGTGATTCCGGGAGATTTAAATTTATGCCTACCGTAGAAGAAGTTTTGAGAGAGAGTGGATTTACCGCCGAGCAGATCGCGGCGCTTGAACCAAAGGCCATTACTGCGTTTAGTGGCGTGCTCTCTGCCGCCGACAAGGAGCGGGCCGAAGCCAAGGCCGCGCAGGACGCCGCCGAACTCGCGCAACGCTCCAACGTGGATTTTTACGAGAATCGCATTGCCCCATCGCTAGTTGCGTGGGAAGAAGAGAAGCAGAAGCTGGAAAACGCCAGCGCGAAAGCATTGGCGGAAGCAGCTTTTTACCGCACGCAGGCCGAAGAGGCCAAGAAGAGCGGCTTCATCTTGGCAGAAGCCCCCGGCTTCGATGCCAGCAAGTTCGTCCCGCCCAACCCGAATCCGGCGAATGGTGGCGGACAACGCGACGCGCAGGGCCGCTACGTGGCCAACGCTCCCGGTGGTACTCCCGGCTCTCCGCAGTTTTTCGATGTGAATAAGGTTTACGAACGGGCCGGAGACGCGGTTGGCGTCATCGCCGACATTCAGTGGGAGCACCAACGCCTATACGGCAAGCCGCTCCCCATCTCCCCGACCGAGTTAGTCCGACAGGCCGATGCCGTAAAGCTCGACCCCAAGGTGTACGCGGCCCGCACATTTAATTTCGACGCCCGCCGCCAGCAGATGGCGGAAGAAGAGGCCAAGGTGGGCCGAGAGAAGATCGCCGCCGAAGCCGTGGCCCCTTGGGAGCAAAAGCTCAAGGAAGAGCAAGAAGCCTCCAAGAAGGCGTTGGCGGATAACGACCGCAAGTGGGCGGAGCGGGTCGGGTCGAATCCCGATGTTCGCATGCCCCAGACCAACGCCAAGATGACCGACATCAATCGGGCCGTGAAGGCCAACGAGATGCCCGATCCATTGAGTTTGAACGATCAGCAACGCAGGGCGCTGACCTCGCAGATGATCCGGAAGGACATCTCGGAGTCGGCAGCGTAGCTAGGAATGACCGAGTTTGAGCGTTGGAATTTTCGAAAAGGAGCAGTTAGGGCAACCGTTAAGCGGTTGTCTAACTGATTGAAAACAAATGGCCCAAGACCCACTGTACAACGAAATCGACGCTTCAAATTTGGAGTCTGTCCGGCGTAATGTCGTATTCAATAACCTTTTCGTCGGTACTCCCTTTCAGGCCAAGCTCCGCCGCGCCGGAGTATGGGACGAATTCCTTGGCGGCGCGGGCATGATGGAAGGCATCCTGTACGGTCGCACCCAAGGTGCGGCTGTCAATCCGGGCCAGACCATCACGG